GCTGACTATTTAGAGCAAGTTGAGCATCTCCAGAAAGAGCACGGCGTTTACGTTCTTTGCGCCGGGGATATCTTCGACCGGTGGAATGCACCACCCGAACTGATCCACTTTGCCTTGGAACATCTGCCCGACGACATGATATGTGTTCCTGGACAACACGATCTTCCCTTGCATAGGATAGATCAAATCCACCGCTCTGGTTATGGCGTGTTGGTCAAAGCAAAGAAGATAAGAGACATTTCAGGACAGGTAACAGGAAACCTAGGAGGATTCCAAGTTCACGGTTTTGGATGGGGGCAACCGTTTTCAAGTCGCTCATTGAAAGGGGGGACAGAGAGTAACCTACATCAGGTTGTCCTCATCCATCATTACTGTTGGACCGAGAACCGATGCTACCCAGGGGCACCACCGGAAGCGAATGTCTCGGCATTCAAGAAACAGCTTCAAGGATTTGACGTGGCTGTTTTTGGGGACAACCACATGGGCTTCACCGCTAAGGCAGGACATTGCAACGTGCTCAATACTGGCGGATTCATTCGAAGGAAGTCTGATGAGATTAGTCGGACACCCACCATTGGAACCATTTATGAGGATGGGTCAGTTGAGCTCAGAAGGCTTGACACGTCGGCCGACAGGTTCCAAGACAAACCAGAGGACCGTCCCGAATTGCCTTTGGATTTGAAGAGCTTTATGGAAGGGCTGGAGGGGCTGGGAGAACATGGATTGAATTTCATTGAAGCAGTGGAGAACCACCTCAGGAGAGATGATGTTGATCCGGAAACTAGAAAGATAATACTAGAGTTGATTGCAAAATGAAACCCACCCACCAATCCATTCAGGCGCCCTACTTGGATGTCGTTGCTTGCAGGCTAGACCAGACAAGCCTGTGTCCTTCTTGGTGCGCTAATATCAGGCGGGTGGGGGATCATTACGAAGCGACGGCTAAGGATGGAGCAAGGATTATTGCCTACGATGGAGACTGGGCAGTAGCAGTCGTCGGTGAGTGCATGGTTATTTTAACACATGAAGAATTCACCAGACTATTCAGGTGGATCCCCAAACTAAGATGAACAACTCAGAAGAAATCTTTCGCAAGCTCAAGAAGGAGGTGGATGATGCTACGGCCGAAGCCCAACGATCCAAGGGCGCATTGGATCAGCTCACCTCCCAGCTCGAGAGTGAATACGGGTGCGGGAACGTGAAGGAGGCAACCGCCCTCCTAGAAAAACTTGAAAGCCAGGCCGATGAGGCCCAGAAGAAATTCCAACGGGCCTTGAAAGAATATGAAAGAAAATGGAAAGGAGAGTAGGTGTGAAATCCGAGAGGGGATTGGCTTGTGTGATGAATGCTCATTACCAAAATGGCCCCCAGCTCTATCTCGGTTATGGGATAATGGTGTGCCTGGATTGCTTGCTGAGAGGAGGAGAACGCGAAGCCAAAACTAATGATCGTATGAAAGAACTGTTTCGACTAATCGACGAACTCTGCCGCAATTCGCGAACACCCATCCCCATCTGTATTGCGTTTGGATTGGATGCCACATATGTATCCACAGGGGGATACATCGTCAACATTGCCGGGCAGTATCACGAACTACCGGACAAAACCAGTCTTACTTGGCGCCGGCAGTGGAGGTCCTTTCTCACGGACCACGCAAACCTACTGACAATCCTTCCATACGATGATTGATTTACATTCAGAGGAGGAAAAGGTTGAGGAGATTTCCTTCCGGCTCAAACATCTTCAAGAAACCATCAAGCAAGAAGAGAAGGAACTCGACAAAGCTGAGACAGCCATCCTAAGGACCCAAGACGCCCAGGAAATCCTTCAACACTTGGCGCAAGCTGTCCAACAGAAAGCCCACCAAAAGATTTCGGAGGTGGTTTCACTTTGCCTGAGCGCGGTGTTTGGTGAGGATGCCTACCAATTTGGAATTGAGTTTGAGCGCAAGCGTGGCAAGACCGAAGCCATCCTCAAGTTTAAACGTGGCGAGCTCGACGCTGATCCTTTATCGGCTACTGGGGGTGGTGTGGTTGACGTGGCTGCTTTTGCTTTGCGGGTATCGTGCTTAATGCTGCATCGGCCGAAGCTCAGCAAGCTCATTGTCCTCGACGAGCCTTTCAAGTTTGTCTCAGCCCAATACCGCGACAAGGTCCGGGTGATGTTAGAAGAACTGTCTCAGGACCTTAAGATTCAAATTGTGATGGTCACTCATTCCGAAGAGCTCTCAGCGGGCAAGATAATAGAGTTGTGAAACCAAATAATAGAGCTGTGAAGCAAAGCTGGATCAAAATATCAGAGAAAGAAAAGGAGAGGATCATTGCCCGTTTGTCGACAAGTGACTACTGGGACTCCGCTGGGCAGAGGCTGCTCAGCTTCGATAGGCTGATCAAAAAACTCAAAAGCGGCACCCTCTGCGTCAAGAAAAAGCCATGATTACTTTAAAGCAAATCATCCGAGAAGATACAACCGTGCCGCTCAGCAACGTATGGAAACGTTCTACTTGGTTGGGCCGAGTCACCTTGTTTCCAATTCTTGCAATCGGGAATGTCGTATTCACGCTGGCCTACATTGCATTGAGGTGCCTTGCCAGGTTGTTTTTCAAGGAAACGCCGGGATGACAGCTGGGTCGCTGATGTTGCTCGTAATCTCGTTGCCCCAGACATCGAACACGGCCACCCACCAATAGTAAAGTTCGTTGCCACCGGATGATTGCTCAGGCAAGGTAACAAAAGCTTCCTCGTCGACATTCGCAAAGCCAGGTGTGCCGGCTGTTTGCTCCCACACAAGGATGGCATCATTCTCATCAAAGGCTGAAATGTCTACCAAGGAAATGAAAACCTTGACTCGATGGAGGTCCACCTCCGGTGGGTTATCCCAGAAGAGTCGATAAACAATACCAGGGCCCGGCGACTCCTCGCCAATGAACTCATGCCCAAGGTGAATGGGTTGGGCTGGAATAGGATTGCTGAGCTCTATTTCACTTGGGAATCCAGACTCCTCAACCAAGCCATTGTCGTCATTCAAGACGCGAACATCGACCACAGCCTTCATCCGGCGAACCAGATTCCCATCGGTAATGGCATTGGCGTGGGTGTAAACAAAATCAAGGTCAGCAGCAACAAGGTTGGTGGTCCGTTTAAGGACAGGGTTCTCCGGGTCCATGTTGTCGTAGACTCGAACGACCCAACCATCAGCATTGACCTTCGGCCACCAGCTCACCTCCCAGTCCAAATCATCATCCCACGGTTCAGATTCAAACAAGCCAGCCACCAAGCCAATAACGATTTCTTCCTGTATCCATGGCCCCTGCCCGTTGTTGACTGCCGCCACACGCACCTGGACAATCCCGGGTGTCACTTGGAATTGAATCGAAGTTCGCTCCGTATTTCCAACCAGTGTCCAGTGCTCGTTGTCCAGCGACCATTGGACAATGTAATACTGGGCGCCAAACGCAGCCAGCCACGAAGCTTGAATAATCAACTGGTCACTGGCGATTTGGCTGAGCGTCAGTTGCTGGATTTCAGGCGCGTCGGGAATTGTTGGCGGCATAGCCGGTTGGTCAAGGTCCGGTGCGGTCAGGCCATCAAACTGGTGGATGATGGGTTCCTCACCTACCAAAGTAATCTTGATCCTTTCACTGCCCTGTGGGTCTATCCTTACCACCCTTCCATACTTGGTTCCGGTGCCGGATATACCAAACAAGAACAGCATCGGCTCAGTGGTGCCGCCGAGCAGGAAATCAAACGCCTCGCTATCCTCCGCCATTTCAATTGTGACTATGCGGGGGTCATCGGTTTCAATCGCAGTGAACGGTCCAATGGTTTCTCCGGCCTTTCCGCGCAGCAGGATTTGATAAATCTGTCCGCTTTCTTCAAAGCGCAAAGGCTCTGACACATGGAGGTGGAAAAGTTCATTGGTGTCGTCCTCCACTGCTAGGATGTAACCTGACTGGCCCCAGCGCGGAACGTCGTGCGACACGGCCACCAGGTCACCGTAGCTAGGGATGAAGCCTTCCATCCCTGTTTCAAATGAAATGTTCTCCCGCAGATACCGCTGGCTGGCTAGGACGTAAAGCCCTTCGTGATAAGCATGATCACGGTCTTGGATGCCTGGTATTCGCAAGTCGGCCGGATTGTCACCAGTGGCGTCGGAATCAGGCAGGATGCACAAGACCGTCTCCTGCTTGTAGCCGGTGTCTGGGTCGGTGTATTCAACCAGGATGCTGTCCGTGTCGTTGGGCTCCCACAGTTTGATTTCCCAATTGAACGAACCCTTCACCATGTTGTCAGGGCTGAACAAGGTGACAGGCACCTCCAGTGGGCCGTCCCGTTTCATGGTAATGACCGACCCGCTTATGAGCGGGATGGCACGTCCCACTCGGGCCACGGCTTTGGCGGCATCCCACACCGTAATAGGATCTCGGAAGGTCCAATCGAAATGCTCATTGCGGCTTTCATAAAGGGCGTCAAGTTCTTCAAAGGCAGCCAAATCGAAGAACCTTTCATCGGTAATGCGAGCGCCGTAATTGCTGCGAAAGATGTCAACAAAGGCCCAGACAATGGACCTCGTTGGCACTAGCTGATCAGTAAAGCTGGAGTCCGAAGCGCCTCCGCCAGTAGAGTCCAGCACCTGAAGCTTGCGCGTGGCAATGACGTTGAATCGTTCCTGCGTCCTGGCGTTTAGGTTGTTGGTAGCTTTGATTTTGACTGCCAGCAGAGTGACGTCACCAAAGTCCGGTTCGTCACCTACTACGAAACCACGCATGCCTTCCCAAACAACCGTGTCACCATTGCGCGTGGGGTCGTTGGCAAATCCAACGTTCTTGCCTCGCACTTCATACCTGGCCGCAGTCATCAAACCGGACCCGCGGGTCTTTCGCTGTGGCGTGGTGGTGCGGGCGATCAGCTCATAATCAAAAAGGGTGGAGAAGGCCTCCAGCGGATTGCCAGCATCATCGATTCTCCTCTTCTGGAATAGGACATGGACATTGTTCTCCTCAATGTCACCGTCCTTCTTGGACTGGTGGTAGATGCCCTTGGGGTAGGACAGGTCAATCTGAATCCGGTCGGTAACGGTGCCAGGTGGACTGACTACAAAGGGACCGACCCATCCATTGTCAACAAACTCAGGTTCGTTTTGCGCGAACAGGGTCTGTCCTCCAGCCTCCGCTGAGGTGATGACGTTGAGCCGAAACAAGTCCGTCGTTCCACCAGGCTCGATGATCTCATATTCCACTTCGTCAAAGGAATCGATATCGGTGTCGCCAATTTGGATGGCTTCAATTTCGTAACTGCCTTGCCCAATGCAGAACAGCGAATGCTGAAATTGATCGTTGTCCTGGTAGCGATAGAAAGGAATGGACGCCAGGGAAGGCCAGATTCGATTCCGCCCATAGTGGCACTCGATGGGCTCGCCCAACCTAACAGCATTTGATTGTCCCTTGAGTGTGAAAACAGGATCACTGGAGGGCGACTCACCCGGAGTGCCTGGCATGGACAAAACCAAGTAGAGCGACACCGCCAGTGAAGCCACGGCCACCACCGCCGCAATGATAAGAGCAATGGTAGCAACCTCACCGACGATGCCGACAAAGTTGACGATGTCCTTTTCTTTGATCTCTTGGTCCCAGTCCGCCCGGAGGATCGGCTTGCCGTTGTAAAGACAGAT